AGGCTACAAGTATATCGTCAGAAAACTCAAAGTAATCTTCATCTTCCATCCATTTAAACACACCGTCATTTGATTCACCATCAAAGGTTACAGTTATATCTGTACCTGCTGTAGCATCACCAATAGTAATAGATGTACCTAATAACTTAGTTATAGGCCCACCTTCATTAGCTGTACCATCGTGTGTATGTCCTGTGCTTGCTTGGAAAGCAGCTAGTAACTGATTAAACTCATCATTCGTATGTGCGGCTGTAATTACATCGCCATCAGCATAAGATGATTGTCTTGTATATGTAGCACCCATTTATCTTCTCGCTCCTATTTGATATTCTAACTGAAAGCCTTTAAGAGAATATGGAGCGGTGTTACCTCCATCATTTACTCTTAGTGCTATAGTAAAACCTGATCCTTCTACAGATTGTCTAATTGAAGGTTGTGATGTTCCTCCATAAGTACTTGTACTACCGTATGTAGCTGTTGCATATTGAGCAGTAACGCTTGATGAATCTAATGGATATGCAGCAGGTCTAGGTGAGTCTGCTGATTCCTGATCATACCTTAAAAATAAGTCTGCGTCAATAGCTGATTCAGGTTTATAGTTAACTACTACTCTTTGCATATGTTTTCTAATGCCTACGTCATTAAAACTTAAATCTGGACTTCTATACTTACCTGCTATAATAGTACCATCAAAATCATTACCTAATTCTTGCCTATTTACGTATCCAGAAAAATCTCCATGTAATACTATAACATCTCCTGTATCTACTGTAGTATCTGTGCATGAAGGTTTTATGCCTTTTAATTCAGAAAACTCATAAGCTTCCCCTTTTCTTACACAAATAACACCTTTTGTTAATGTGACATCTTGTCCATCTTTTGTAAAAAATATTCTATATTGAGATTTATTTGGTATTACAACACTTTCAAAAATTGATGAATTAATAATTTGATCATCAAATAGTGGTTGCACGTTTCTACTAATTGTACCTAATTCAACATCACCAATTCTAGCTGTACCTGCAACAGTACGTAAACCATCAGGCCCAAGAAATATTAAATCTCCTGCAAATTCCTGTATTGTATTACCATTTACACAACCAATGTTTCTAGTTACAGGTGTCATAGCAAAGTTTGCAGAAGTTGTACCTGATAATTTAAATATTCTATTTTCACAAAATATAAATAAATCTTCACGGAATGTTTTCATTCCTACAACAGTATCATCAACCTTAATACTACCTGCACCTGATCCACTGCTAAAAGCGTCTTCATCAAAAGGTTGACTAAATACTATTTCTTGTGGTGTGCTTGACATACCAGAATAAAACATATGACCTTTAAAAGCTACTACATGTTTTGCACCTGAAACACTACTTTCGCTAACATCAGTAGCTGACAAAGAAGTATTAAAAACTGTAGGTGCGTTAGTTTGATCGACAACAATTATTTTATCATTACCATCAAAGTTAAACTTTTCAAAAGAATACTTTGCTGCATTTGTTCTTCCTGTATCTCGTACTGTCCAACTTTCTGAAACTATATCTTTTACAGCATGGTCAGCAGCAGATGTACTGGAAGTTGCTCTTGTTACACCTGTAAAGGTAGTAGATGTTACACCTGTGTAAGTAAATATTTCACTATTTATTTGTAGTGTTCCGCTTGATGAAAAGCCTGAAGTACTAGCAACAGTTAATGTTCCAGAACCTGTCATGCCTGTTCCTGAAGCTATAGCAGTAGATACAGTTGTAGATGCAGAACTCCATATTTTTTCACCTCTAGCTGCTAATACTTTATCTGCAAATATAGTAGTCATTAATACTGACTCAGAAGAAGCAGAAGTTTGAGGAACTATATGATTAACATATTTTTTAAAACCATTTATTCTTCTGTATCCACCACCAATATCAGGTTCAAAGTTTTGTAACTCTAAAGCCTCTCCTGACTTCATTAAAAATGTAGATTGATTTAAAATTAAACCTCCCTCGCAATTAAATGCTACAGGACTTACTTGTGAACTATCAGGCATATTAAATTACTCTTGCGTTAGATTGGTTGTTTCTTACTATATAAGATGATCTTACATAATCAAATCTATTGACTAGTAAAGATTGCATATTTTTTATTCCTTGTTCAAATCGTTGCATACTTAATTGATATTGATTTGTTTCACCTCTATATTGATAAACAAAAGCAGTTGCTCCTGTAACAATTATATCTGCAAATCTATCAGGAATAGTTGTAGTAGAATCATGGGCAGATAAAGTTGTAGGAAATGTGTAGTAATCAAATTTTATACTGTATGATTTTGTAGGAAAAGGATATAATAAATAATTATTATCTGGTGTTCTAACTATATGCGTAGGAACGCCACCTCTACTATCAAATTGTGCTACTGTAACACCACTACTATGTGCTGCAGCAGTTGTTCCACTAGCTCCACGAGTAGCACCAGTAAATGTAGTACTTGTTGTTCCTGTATATGTAATTACCTCATTTCCTACGTATAGTGTGCCTGCACTGTCAAAACCTGTAGTACTTGCAACGGTTATAGTAGTTACTGAATCTGTATGTGATCCATCTAATGTAGTTGTTTCTATTTCATCTTCTTGATTTGAATATTTACTAATATAATCATTATAATTCATAGACTTTAATTTATTGCCTGCGTTACCTAATGTAGCATTTTTAACAATACGAGCAGTATTATAATCAATTAATTTAGTAGAAGTTGGTGCATCATATCTAACTACACCTGCAGTTACTGTTTTAGTTGCAGTTGCATGATTAAAAGGGTAGTTATATTCTTTTTGGTTGATGTACCTAATTGCTTCATTTACGGCATTTTTACATTGAACTTGTACGCCTCGTGCATCCGTAAAATTTGCAGAAGTTAATTCTACTTCATTAAGTTCTACAATTACTTTATTAGTTAATGTTAAAAATGTTTCAGCCATTATAAATCCTTTGTCATAAAAAGTGAGGCAAGTTGCCCTGCCTCACTAAATATTATTATGCTAGTTGATCACGATCAACTTCGTCTGCTTCCATCTCACCGATGTCACTAACGTCTTGTAAAACAGCAAATACTCTGATTTCACCTGCTGTAAAGGAAGCTCCTCCACCTGCAAGTGTTAAGTCTAGAGTATCGGCTGACGTAATAACTAGGTCAGCAGAAACAGTTACACTAGGAGCGTATGCTCCGTCAGATGCACCGTCAATGTCAAATGCAGTTACATACTCGTTGTCATCTGCACCAGTGCCAAGAGCGGCTGTTGCATCAGTACCAGTATTTTGTGTAGCACTTGAAGTTACCTGAAAGCCTGCAGCAATAATTTTAGTGTTTGCAGGTACAGTAAGACACTGTACTACATCACCATTAGGATTAATGCTGTTAGCTGTTAGGTCAACGATTTGTTGAACGTAATAAGGTTGTCTTCCTCTTGAAGAAGAACCGTGAGTATTAGCAAGTGTTGCTGTAATTGTAGCCATTATCTAATCCCCCCTTATATACCAGAAACATA